AAGCGATATAACAGTTGCATATACAGGAGCGGCTGTTTCTCATCCAGTAATGTTAGCTATTCCAGATGGTTCAGCGCCTGCAAATACTAATTATACTGCATGGGTTTCAAGTGCTAATACAGTTAAAGTAAGATTTAATAATTATAGTAGTGGTTCTATAAATCCTGCTTCTGGTCAATTTACAGTATTTGTTTTAAATTTATAAAAACAAACTAAAAAAAACATAAACATGAAACAACTCCTTTCCCTTTTCCTCTTCCTTTTGCCTTGCCTTGTCTTGGCACAGTATCCGAGCAATGGCAATCAAAAAATAACGCTTGGAGAACAGACAACTGCCGATGGGCTTATTTTTCGGGGCGTGGCTTCCATTGACACAGTCACGGCAACAAGCAAAATTACAAGAGCAAACAAACAGGATACAAGTGCTTTTCTTTTGCTTGATACAACTACAAATTTGCTATGGCATTATAAAACGGCAAGTAATGGATGGATACAAGCTGGAGGCTCAACCTTTGATACAACTACTTTAAACCTTGTTTCACGTTTTGCTACAAAGTTAAACATAAGCGACACGGCTTCGATGCTTACAAATTATTACCGTAGTGGCAGAGCATTAGGCACTCCTTCAAGCGGTGTTTTAACCAATGCAACGGGGTTGCCATTGACAACGGGAGTAACTGGCACTTTGCCTGTGGCAAATGGGGGAACGGGAAGCGCAACGCAAAACTTTGTTGATTTGACAACAACGCAAAGTAGTATTGGAGGTAAAAAAACATTTACATCGGGAATTGCAACAACTGCAAATATTAATGGAGACCCAGAAGGATTTACCTTAACAAATACAAGTACTGGTTCAAATGCTGAATCAACTTTATATGTTAGAAACGAATCAAATATTAACGCAAGTATATTTTTTTCAACAAGTGGTACAAATCTATCACCTATTGGTGGATTTTTAGCTGACCAAGGTACAATAGGTACTGGTACACTCCTTAGTAATGGTATGGCAATTATGGTTAGAGCAGCCGCAAATATGCGTTTTTACACATCCGATTACAATAATGAACGTATGCGAATAGAAAGTAACGGTGAAGTAAATATTGGTTATGGGGCAACCGATAACGGAGCTTATAGATTACAAGTTAAAGATAGTGTATACGTTGGAGGCAATGTTAGTGCATCAGCTTATACAACACGTTCTGATTATAATTTAAAAGATGATATTTTTGATTTAAGATATGGTTTAAATGATGTTTTAAAATTACAGCCTGTTGAATATACTTATAAAAGTAATGGCAGTAAACAACTTGGTTTTATTGCTCAAGATATTGGTACAATTTTACCAGAGGTAGTCAGTTTTGAGGAATCAATGTCTGTAAATTATCAAGCCATTATCCCCATCCTTACCAAAGCCATCCAAGAGCAACAAGCCCTTATCAAAGCCCTTGAACAAAGAATTATTAACCTCGAAAATAAATAAAATGAGATACCTATTTTTATTCCTTCCCTTGTTTTCCTTTGCCCAAGATGTTGTCAAAGACACGGTGTACATCCAAAAGCAAGGAAACATTTATTACATCATTCAGCAAACAACTTTGTCTGATTCAACCGTGACAGGCTCAAAGCAAATATTGGGCGATAGTGCAACTGCCATTCAAAGCCTTGTTACAGATGCTGAAAGGCAAAGCAACACAATTGCCATTCATGCAAAGCCTATTATCACAAAGGGCAAAGCCGTGCAAAGAATTAATTACTACAATGATTTGCACGTTCAAATTAGTGGTAAGCCTGTCTATTTTACAACGGCTCAAAGAGACACGGCAAAGTTTATAGGTGACTGGAAGTTAAACTTTAACGGTGAAATCATTGATGGAGTTATTGAGTTAAACAACAACAAGCGTTTAATCTTCAACCCAGACAATGGCAAGGTGTACACTATTTCAACCAACCTACTTTTATCTACATTTACCAATCAAGTTTCCTTTACCTTTAACGGTGGTAAATACGACTTGTATAAATACGCTGATGGCAAATTTGCAACGGTGGATGGAGATGTGAGATTAATAAAACTTGAATAATGAAAGCAGTTATCTACAACATTTTTAAACTTGGTTACGATGGCATTGCCTATTCCATTTGTTGCGGAGTGCTATTCTCGTTTTTCTTACCCATCAAACATTTCTTGATTTTTACAATCTTTGTAGTTTTTGCCGACACAGTCACGGGAATCATGGCGGCAAGGAAAAGGGGAGAGCCGATAACAAGCAAAGGGCTTTATCGCACATCGCAAAAGGTGGTAACCTATTTCTGCGGTATAATGATTTTTCACGGGGCAAGTATTACTTTTCAACTGCCATCGCAAATCACCTATTCTGTAAGCTTCATCATTGCAGCCACGGAATTGTTTAGTATTTCGGAAAATATAAAGTCCATAACTGGAACAAATATTGGTACAATTATTCTTAGATTTTTCAGACGTTAAAACAAAATAAAATGGAAACTAATTTAAAAGATGCCTTAAAAAACGCAGACACAATCAAAAGTCCATTGGGCGACGTGGCTTGTTTTGCTTTCAATTTTGCGGAACTTGCGCAAGAGGTAAATGTACTTCTTACTGACGATGGGAAAAAAGTCAAATTAACCTGGCGAGAATATGTTAAACTTGCTCAAATCATTTGGGACAAGATTAAGGAAACAAGCAAAGAATGTGCTGGGAAAGAGATAGAGGTGAAACTTCCTCCCAAATTATCGCTCGTAGCTGCAGGTTTTTCGCTCATCGGGTTTAAATTATAGGCGCAGAGAAGTCGCTACCTTAGTGCCGAGGGGAGTTGATTAATTTCTTCTCCCCTTAAAAATATAAAATATGAAAGCAAATGAATTTTTAATATGCCTTGATGCCGGGCATGGTGGCATGAGAAACGGAACTGGCCCAGAGAAATATGTTACCTATCCTTCAAAGTGCTATCAACATCGCACAGGCAAGTTTCATTCCTATGGATGGTTTTTTGAAGGAGTGTTTAATCGCTCTTTAGCTAACTATTTAGAGCAATACCTCCTTGACTATGGCTTTTCAGTTAAAAAGATATACGAGCCTATCAATGACACAACATTGAATAAACGCTGCCAACTTGCCAACTCCTACGCATCTGTAGCTAAACACTCTGTCCTTGTTTCTATTCATGGCAATGCAGCCGCAGCAACAACTGCCAGAGGATGGGAGATATTTACATCACCTGGACAAACGAAAGCGGATCTGCTTGCGACTTGCATCGGGGAGCAGGTAAAGAGTAGTACACCAGGCTGGGTGCATAGAGCTGATTATTTAGATGGTGATTTAGATAGGGAGGCAAGATTTACTATGCTTACCGGTGTGTCAATGCCTGCGGTGTTGTCGGAAAATGGATTCTTTACCAATTATTCTGATGCTGGTTTAATGATTGATTTGTCTTGGCAGCAGAGTATTGCTAAAGCGCACGCAAAGGGCATCTTAGACTACGCTGTGCAGCAAGGTGTAATGTGGGAATAAAAAAGGCGCAAGTATCGCTCTTGCGCCTCTTAAACACCTTAAACATCAACAAACACTAATTAACAACTATATCCTGCAATAACTTATTTAATAATCTAACGGCTGATTCTTTTACATCTTCTTTCTCGTTGTTTATTTTAACTACTTGCCATAACAAAGATACCATTCTTTCCGGATTCATATACTGGTAAAATTGTTTGTTTCTTTCATCTTTCGAATTATAAAAAGATACAAGTGTTGATGCGGAGCTTACAACATTATTTGTTTTAATGCCTTTTGGATACTTTGATATCATAGCCTCACAAAGTGCTATTTGCTTTTTATCCAGTCCATACGTTTTAGCAGCCATGTGTTCCAATTTTTAGTAGTGATAGTTTAGTTTTCTCTTGTTTCATTCTTTGTTCAATAATGCCCATGAACCATTTATCTTGTTTTCTCCGATCCTTCATTGATTCGGCTATGTATATTTGTTCAAGATTGTTAAGACGTTTTCTGATAACTTTTTCCTGTATCATTTGAAATATG